GGCGGTGCTGGGCGTGGACATCGACCCTTTCGGCCGGTCGGCATCCATCGCCGCCGCGGTGACCGGTGAGGACGGCGACGTGGTGGAGGTCATCGACCACCGGCCCGGGGACGGGTGGGTGGTGGACCGGCTGCTGGAGCTTGCCGACACCGTGGAGGCCATCGCCGTGGACGACTACGGCCCCGGCCATGACCTGCTGGCCACCCTGTCCGAGCATCCCAGCGTGGTGTGGAAGCTGCTGCCGATCCGATCCGCCGATTTCATCGCCGCCTGCTACACCACGGAATCCGGCATCCGGGAAGGGCAGGTGCGGTGGGTGCCCTCCGACTATCACCAGCGGCTGGTGGAGGCCGCCAGCGCGGCCGAGCGCACCGCCGGGAGGTCCTGGCAGTTTGAACGCCGCGTGGGCGTGTCCCAGACCCCGCTGGTGTCCATCGCGCTGGCCCGGTGGGCGGCCAGTCACCGCCCCACCGTCCCGGATTCGGCGGTGTTCTAGTGGCCATCCGTTACGACCGGTCCCGGTTCGCCATCGTGGCGGTGTGCACCAGCTGCGGCTGGCAGGACCTGGGTGTGACGAAAGAGGCCGCCTGGAGCCTGGCCGCCGACCACGAACGCCGCGCCCACCCCGACCAGCGGAAGGTGCGCCGCGCCGCTGCCGAACGCAACCGCCAGCACAAATCTGAAACCGACCGGCCAGAATCTGGCCACCTGGAGGGATGATCCCGTCATGCCCGCACTTGACCCGATGTTCCTGCCGCCCGATGACTCCCCGACCGAGCTGGGCGGGGTGGGCCGCATCCATACCGCCACCGATGGCCGCGATATCCTCATCAACACCCCGGACGGGTGGGAAGTGGACCGGCAGAATCTCTGGTGGGACGGCCCGGCCGATGGCGACGGGACCGGCGGCCCCTGGGGCAACCCTCCGCCGGATGCCGAACTGGGACCCTCCAGTTACGGGTGGGCATCCCCGGTGGTCACGCGCTGCTTGCAGCTGACCGCCGACAAGGTGGCCGGGATGCCGTGGAAGGTCTACCGGGATCGCCTGGTGCAGCCCACCCCGGCATGGATCACCGACCCCCAGAACCTCGCCGCCGATGGCCGCCGCGCCACCCAGTCCGGCATCCACCTGGTGCGCCTGTCGGGGGTGGACTTCTGGTCCCAGCACATGCGCTCCATGATCCTGCTGGGGGAGGGCATCACCTACACCCCGCGGGTGCGCGATGAGAACGACGAACCCACCGGCCCGATTGTCGCCCCGCTCTACAATCTGAACCCCAACAAGCTGGAATTGACCAGTGACGGCCGCTGGTGGGTGCCGGACCCCGACGAAACCGAGGGGGACTATCCCGGCTGGGCTGAAATCGACTCCCGGGAACTGCTGGTGACCCGCTACATGGTCAGGGTGGGGAAGTCCCGCGGGCTGGGCGTGCTGAAAGCGCACGCGGCCGATTTGGGATTCGCCGCGCACGTGCGCGGATTCGCGGACAACCTGCTGCGGCGCGGGGTGCCGAATGGATTCCTGAAGTCATCGAAGCCGGATCTCACCCAGGCCCAGGCCGACATTCTGAAGCGGGCATGGATGAAGGCCCACGGCGGGGACCATCGGTCTATCGCGGTGCTGAATGCCACAACCGAATTCACGCCGATTTCCCTGGACCCGCAGACCATGGAATATATCGACATGAAGCGCCTTTCGGCGTGGGAACTGGCCCTGGCATTCGGGGTCCCGCCGGGCAAGCTGGGCATTTCGATGGGCGATTCCATGCAGTATTCCAGCCTGGAAATGGCCAATACCGAATACGTCCAGGACACCCTGATGGACCTGGCCCGGAAAATGGAATCTGCCATTGACGCGGTGCTGCCGGGCGGCCAGGCGCTGAAAATCGACTTCCGCCAGCTGATGAGGGCCGACACCGCAGGCCGGTACGCGGCCTACCAGGCGGGCCTGACTGCCGGATTCCTGACCGTGGATGAAGTGCGCACCATGGAGGACCTGCCGCCGCTGCCGCCGGATGCCGCCCCGGCCCCCGCGCCCGATCCTGAGCCGGACCCCGCACCGGACCCCGAAACCGCCCCCGAGGATGGAGCCGAATAATGGAAACCGCCTACGCCGAGCCGCAGGAATTCGTCACCCGTTCCGAGGGTGACCGGCATTACATCGAAGGGCTTTGCGTGCCCTACGGGAAGATCACCCACCGAGCCGGCCCCACCCCCGAGCAATTCGAGCGCGGCGCGTTCGCGGCGCTGCTGGCATCCGGGGGCCGAGTGAAGCTGACCGATTACAACCATGCGGAAAAGCGGGTGCCGGTGGGCTACTCCGAGGCCCTGGAGGACCGCCCCGCGGGGCTGTGGGGCCGGTTCCGGCTCAATCGGACCCCCGAGGGCACCAGCGCCCACGCGAACGCCGCCGAGGGCGTCTACCAGGGGCTGAGCGTCGGTTTCATCGCCAAGAAAGCCGAAATGCGCGGCGGGGTCCGCCACGTGCTCCAGGCGCACCTGGACCACGTGTCCCTGGTGGAGGACCCGGCCTATTCTGAGGCCGAAATCCTGGCCGTCCGCTCCACTGGGGTGGACCTGGAGCCGTTCCGTGCCCTAATTGCGCCACCTGACGCGCTCCAGGGTCTTGACATCGAGATGCCGGGCAGTTTGACTATCGCTATCGCCCAGTTGCGCAGTCGTCGGGACGGCACGGGTCGATAGTCGTAAGGACGCCCGCCACTGGCTGCGGGTGCTAGCGCGCCGTATGGGGGCCTAGTCGAATCGCCGGATTTCCGAATCCGTTTCGACTGTGGGAGACCCCATGCCCAGTGCATTCCTGCGCGCCAAGATCGATGAGCGCGCCGCCCTTTCAGACCTCGTTTCCGGCGTACTCGACAAGTGCGCCAAGGACCAGCGGGACCCCTCCCAGGAGGAGAACGACAAGCTGGCCGACTACGGCAACCGCATCAAGGTGCTGGATGGCCGCATTGCCGAGCTTCGCGCCGCCGAGGAGGGCAACGCCCGGTTCCTGAACACCATCACCACGATGGAGGACCAGGAGGAGACCGCCGAGCGCCGCAACACCCAGCGGAAGGCCCCCGCCCCGGCGGCGGCGCTGAGCGCTGGTGAAGCGTTCATTCAGTCCGACCAATTCAAGGGCTACCGCGGCTACGGCACCATGGAGCCGGTCGAATTCCCGGACTTCCTGGGCGTGGAAGCGCGTATGGCGGTCCTGGATGGCCCGATCACCGAGGCGCAGTTGAAGCTGCCCGCCACCCGCTGGGACGGCCCTCCAGGACCCACCGTCCTGACCCCGTTCCTGTCCCTCATCGGCCGGGAAGTGGTGTCCGCGAACAGTGTCACCTATATCACCTGGAGCACCGCCACGGGCGCGGCGCTGGTGGCCGAGACCGACACCAAGCCCGAGGCGGCACTGACCCCGACTGAGCACGCGGTGACGCTGGCCACCTATGCATTCTGGAAGGCCATCACCCGCCAGGCGCTGGAGGACTACCCGCGCATCCGCTCCATCGTGGAGACCAAGCTTCGGCAGGGTCTCGCCGTCACGCTGGAGCAGGAGGCCATCACCACGCTGGAGGGCGTGGCCGCGCCGGGCACGGAAACCGGCCTGGCCGGTATCCGCCAGGCCATCGCGTCCCTCCAGGCGCTGGGCTACTCCCCGACGGCCATTCTCATGTCCCCGGCGGATGCCGCCAAGTATGACCTGGAGGTGATGGATTCCACGCTGCTGGGACCCAACAGTCCCGGGAACTACTGGGGTCTGCGCGTGGTGCCGGTGGCATCCATCCCGCCCGGTGTCGCGTTCGTGGGTGATTTCCAGAACGGCATCACGTGGTTCGACCGCTCCAGCGCGTCGGTGTACATGTCCGACAGCCATTCGGACTATTTCATTCGAAACCTGTTCGTGGTCCTGGCCGAACAGCGGTCGGCGTTCGCGCTCACGGAGCCTGCCGCCATCGTGGCGGTGTCCACGGTGGACCCGGTGACCCCGGCAGTCCAGGCCGCGCGCACGGCCAAGTAACCCAGGTTCCGCCATGGCCGTATACGCCCCGCAGTGGCTGGAGATAGCCGATGTCAAGGCATGGTTGCGCCTGAATGACCAGGACAACCAGGACGATGACCTGCTGACCCGCGTGGCGGCCATGGCGGAACCCTACGTGCAGCGCTGCCGCCCGGAATGGCGGGTGCCGGTGGTGCTGGAGGCCGCACTACGCGCGGACGCTGAGTATTACTCCGCTCAGACGGTGGTTCGGGTGGATGAGTGGCAGACCGCCCACCCGGACCACCAGCTGGTGGACCAGCGCGGGCACGTGGTCCGGCTCTACGTGGACCCCGGCGACACGTGGGGGGTGATCGACCCCAACCAGGTGGTCCAGGTCCTGTTCACCACGGGCATGGGCGCGCTGGAGGCGCTGCCGCTGCTGGATGCCGTCACCGGCCAGCCGGTGACCACCCGGGAGGCGTCGGCCTGGGTGACTCAGCGCCAGCTGCTGGTCCTGACCGCGGTGGGGGATACCCATTTCACCGTCAACGCGGCGGTCACCGACTACCAGCCGGATGGGGAGACCTACCAGGGCGCGGTGATGTATGCGGCCCGGGAATACCGCCGCCGCAACTCGCCCGCCGGTATCGAGATGTTCGGGGACGTGACCAGTTTCGTGTCCCGGTATGACCCGGACATTGACCGGGCATTGCAGACCGGGGCCTACGCCCGGCCGGTGGTGTCCTGATGGCCGCCGATGTCCTGGCCCTGCTCCAGCAGGCCGTGGACCGCCTCACCGCGGCCGGGGTGCGCGCCACCCTGGACCCGCGGGACCTGAACCCGCCCGCCGTGCTCATCCGCCCGCCGACGTTGCATTACCGGTTCGGGCGGGGGTGCGTCGGCCTGGACTGGTCCGCCCGGCTCTACCTGCCCGATCCCGGCACGGCCGACGCGCTGCGGCTGGGCCTGGACCAGCTGGAGCAGGCCCAGGCCGCCCTGGGGGGCGCTGTGACCACCGCCACCCCGGGGGATTTCACCCTCATGGACGGGGCCACCGTCCCTGGCTACACCCTCACCTGGTCAACACACGAAAGGTAATCGCCATGCCCAACCTGGGACCCGGCACCCTCACGATTGGCCCCGTGGGGTCCAGCATCGACATTTCCTGCCAGATCAACAACGCCCGCATCACCACCGAAAAGGACCAGGACGATTCCCGGACGAAGCTCTGCGGAACCGTCACCCCCGGAAAGGTGACCTATACGTATTCCCTCACCGGGAATATGGACACCGACACGGAAACGGCGGAAGGCATTTTCGCCTATTCCCAGCTGAACGCGGGCACCATTCAGGATTTCACGTTCACCCCGCACACCGAGACCGGCACCACGGCATCCGGCCAGATCATGCTGGACCCGCTGGATTTCGGCGCGGACGAATTCGGCGCACCGCTGGATTCCGATTTCGAATGGTCCCTGGTGGGTGCCCCGACCTACGTCTACGGCACCGCGCCGGTCCCGGAGGGCTGAGCGATGGCCGACATTCAGCCCGCCGTGCAGCACGGCAACGGCCCCGCCGTGAATCCGCCCGTGGCCGTCCGCGGCCCCCTGGGGTCCCGCGTGGTCCGCGCAGGCGGTGAACCGGTGCCCAGCGGTCTCCCGGTGGCCGAGCAGGCCGCCGCCGAGCCGACCCCGGCCCCAAAGAAGGCCCGGAAGGGATAACCCGGTGGCGGGCGTGGACTACCAGGTGGAGGGGCTGACCCGCCTTACCGCCACGCTGGGGGCGCTCGCGATGTCCCTGCCCGCCACCGCGCCCCCGGCTGCCGCCCAGATCATCGGGCAGGTGGCCCGGGTCAACGCCCCCAAGCGCACCGGCCGCCTGGCCTCCAGCT